CGTGCGGGGAAACCTGTCCGGCGTGCGGGGAAACCTGTCCGGCGTGAAGGGAAACCTGTCCGGCGTGAAGGGAAATTTAGATGATTGTGAAATCACAGATGAAGAAAGAATTAAAGGGATCAAAATAGAAGATTTAATTTTGGAGAATGAACATGCAGTGGATAACGGATAGAGTGCCACAGAATAGTGAACTTCAGATGACAATAAAAACGCATGATAGAATTCTATATGAGGGGCAATTCATAGTAACTTGTGAACGAAAACACGTGACCGTAGCCCGTTTTTTTAAATCATACAATAACGAATTCAAAGAATGGTCTAAAGGATATTGGGCCATCGATAAAAAAGTTATTGCGTGGATGGCACTACCGGAGCCTTATTCACCATGAAAAGCTTTAAAATTTATAATTCAGATGGTCTGCTCGATACAGTAATTTGTAAACACGCTGAAAACGTCGTTCGAAGTTTAATTTTGGAAATTGGATTTTTACCACTCAAAGAGTTAGGTAAAAAATTAGGTGTAGAGCCGGTCCGCTTAATTAAAATATTAGACACATTAGGGCTTTGGGAAGAATACAAGCGATTGAAAAAGAGGTAACAAATGACCACTGAATTTGCAGACTTTAAAAATGATTTTATGAACGCTACCAAACACAATTTGGTTTTACAGCAAAGAATGTTGACTCTATTGAGCCACCTTTACGCTGTAAAAATGGAAAATACAATCCTAGTGATGAAACTCACGATGCTTTGTCAAGACTTGGGAGTTAGTAACGAAGTAGCAAGAAAGATTTTACAATGGATAAAAGAAGCAAAGCAGTCATAGTGTTTTTTGTTTTGATGGGAGTGTGCGGGATGGCGGAAACATTAACAATCAGAAACACACGCGGTCTCGTAGTGTGCCGCGTGACGAATGGTGTGTTCAGAAATAATTATGGTTTTACTATTGGAAAACTGAACGACCAACGTATCGAGAACAAAGATGGTCAGTTACTCGGCACAATCGATGATAGAGATATTATCAGGACTAAATCCGGCAGACCTAGAGGTCGTTTTACTACTTTCGTGAATGGTTATTCAGCAATCCTTTTAAACAATAAAAGGAATCTGACCGTAATTAATGATAGACTCTATGACCAAAATAATCGGTTACAATACTTTTTAGTTGATTATCGTGTTCAAGATATTAAATATCTGGCCATTTTTGTTTTGTTTTTTAACAGGGGGTTTTGAAATGTGTGAAGATAAAAAATGTTCAAATAACTGTGTAAGTTGTTCTTTTCCAATTCCTAAAGTAGTTGATGGATTGAAAATTGTTTATAGTCAAATCGATATGAAATACGTTGAAGCTTTAGAAGCTCGTATAGTCGAACTAACGAAAGAACGTGATGAGATTACAAAAAGACGCGCGGAAGCTTCGAACAAATTAGAGGAATGGAGAGTACAGGCGCAAAGATATGAAATGGTTTTGACTGAAATACACCATTTGGTAAATGAATTTTATGTTCATCGTATCTCAGAAAACAACTTCATCAAAAAAGTTAAAGATCTTTTGTCACGAGGATTTGAGGATTAAATGAAAAAACCAAAACAACATTACATTGCTTGTTGGAAAAGTTATTTTGAACATTTAATACAAATTGGAAACGATTTGGAGAACGTTCCTTCAGCGATGCCTTTGAACGTCGGTGACATTTTGGTTTTTTATGTCTGGAATGACGCAAAAAATGTGATTATACGAACGGTTAATTGTAAAACAATCGATGATGAGTATTGTCTTCAGTGTCAAAGGCTTCATTTTCGTGCACGAGATCATAAAGGAAATGTAAAATTTAATACGCACCGAATCAAACCACTTTATTTAGGAAAAAAGAAATGAACATCGATATTAAAGTTTTTGAAAGTACATTTAGAAACACATTCAATCTATTCATTCGGATGCTACAAGATGGTAGATTACTCCATAAAGAACTATTGATGCTCGCTCTACAGTTTAAACAAAATTTACCTAAACTGAAAGAAATAGAAGAGTTAGAAAGACCGGCTATCTGTTCGGCTTGTAATGGTAAAAAATTTGGTTTGGGTTTTGTGGATAAAGGGCTTGGTGTTTTTGTTCCGGAATATTTTTGTGTTGATTGTAGTAGCTCGTACATAAAAAATGAATGGCGAGCACAAGATTTACTTTATACGGTGTTCACCGACATCGATGCTTTAGATAGTCATATTAAAGAAATAAATAAACTTTCGAGGGATGCGATTGTTTTTACTTCAGAAACAAAAGGTGAAGCATGATTCACACTTCGGCTACGCAATTAGAAAAATTCAGAAGGTGTAAACGCATCATTGGATTTGAATATGTGGAAGGAAAGAAGCCACCACCAAGCCCTAAACAGGAATTTGGTTTGGATGTACACAGTAACTTAGAAAAATGGTTATCAAAAGGAAAATCGCCAGATAAAACATACGCTGGTGAAGTTGCGGCGCAAGCAATAAAAAAGAATTTATTACCGACACCCTCATCGGCGCTTTTGGTTGAGCATAAATTCCAATTACCAATAAACGATACGGTATTCACCGGGTTTATTGATTGCTTGGTGCCACCACGATTTGATGAAAACCCAGAAGTTATCGACCACAAAACAACTAGTGCAACAAAATATATCAAGACACTAGAAGATCTCAAAAAAGACCCACAAGCTTTAGGATATTCAGCGTATACGGCACTTAAATACAGTTACCCGTTAATTGATATTCGATGGATTTATTACGTGGCGAGTAATCCACAAAACGGTAAACGGCAGCCTGCCGGCGTACGTGCCGTTCAATTAACTTTTAATGTGTCATCTGAAGAATTTTTAGAAGAATGGGATTTGTTCGAATATGATTTGAAAGTGATTGCTAGAATCAGAAATGAAAAAATGAAAGGTTTGGATTTACCCCCGACAGTGGGTAGTTGTTCCGCGTTCGGGGGTTGTCCATATCAAGGGATTTGTAATCTTGGACCACAAGAGGTTTTAACGGCTGCAATAGAGGCCGACAAAAGAGAAAGAGGTTTTTAAAATGGGAATTTTGGACAAAATCAAAGGTGTTATCAAAGAAAAAGAACAAGAAGAGCAAACGACTGAAAGCGGAAGCTTGAAAGAGCAACTGCAAGCACTGGGAGATAAAAAAGAGGTCAACCCACCCCCCGAGCAACCACAAAGCCTCCCATTGTTGGGACACCAAATTACTTTAACTGGTAACGAGGGTTCTCCACCAGTAACAGTGCCTGTTGAATCACCACCAGAAAAAGCAGATGAAGGGCAGGTTTGTCCCACGTGCAAAAAAACCTTCAAACGCTTAGGAAAACATGTTTGTAAAGAAGCGAAACAGCCGCCGAAAAATGAACAACCACCAGAAACACAAACACCACCATCTCAAGAAAACGGCCAAATCGGTTTGAAAAAAGGTGAACAATTAAAAATGCATGCCACAATCCACAATTATCTTTTACTCATCGATTGTCATCTCATCAGTCCCGAACGCGGCACGGTAGTTGATGCTCGCGACCTTTGCGCGACAGCAAAAGAAGCTGTTTGCGAAGCCAAAAATATTGAACACTGGAAAGCTGTACCTTACGGTGAAGGTCCGGCACAGCTAGAACTTTATTTCGCGTTGTGGTTCGAGCAAAATTCTTTTTCCGGATTCATCGAAATCGATTCACGCTCGTTAGAATACCAAGCGATCATTCAAACACTCAAAAAATACGCCACTGAAATTATTAAAGGATGACTCTTTTAGAAAAATTGCTCGAAAAAACGGGCCAAAAATGGCTGTCACGTGATGTCGGCGAGGACGGCAAACGGCATTATATACGTGCTATTTCGGAAACTAACGAACTAAGGCGCATCTTAGCTTTACCAATGCGCTCTTATGAATGTGCTTTGCCTGAAATTTCAAAGCTCGTAACGGCCGAATTAAAGACACCAAAAGGAATTATGAAACTTTGGCCGATACAAGCCGCTGCCCTCGCCGACATCGCTTACTGTAAAGGCGCTCTGTGCCCCATTAAGGTGGGTAGGGGAAAGACCCTTATTTCTTTACTCGCTCCGTCCGTTTTGGAAGCCGAACGCCCCCTACTGCTCGTACCTGCGAATCTTAGAGACAAAACTCTAAGCTATGACTTACCGGAATTAAAAAAACACTGGAAAATTCATGAAAATTTAAAAGTGGTTGGTTATTCAGAAATTTCTTTAGAAAAAAACAAGGATTTGCTTTTTGAAATCAACCCTGATGTCATTATCTGTGACGAATGCCACTATCTCAGAAATCCACGTAGTGGGCGAACACGTCGTGTAACACGTTACTTAAAAAGCTTTCCTCAAACCGCCTTCATCGGCTTATCAGGTACGGTAGCTCAAAGGTCATTCACGGATTGGGCACATCTATGTGAATGGGCTCTTCACGCCGGATCTCCCCTTCCGCGCAATTGGAATGAGCTTAATGAATGGTCACTTTATTTTGATGCTACCGTGCCTGATGAGTCCCGCCCTTTACCAGGCGCATTGCGGAAATTATGTAGTGGTTCGGAGAGTATTCAGGAGGCTTGGAAACGGCGTTTTAATTCTACCCCTGGAATAGTCGTGTCAGATGGTGAAGATGTCTCAGCGTCCCTCGTGCTTAATCTCAACACCAAACCAATAACAGATCTCAATATACAAGAAGCGCTTAACAGGCTTAGGAATCGGTGGGAGACTCCCGACGGTGACCCTATCATAAATGCTGTGGATATGCAGCGACATATTCGGACGCTGGCATTAGGATTTTACTATGTCTGGGAACCTAAACCACCAGAATCATGGTTAAGCGCTCGTCGATCGTGGAAAAAATATGTTCGTGAAGTGCTCAAACACAATCGTCGTGGACTAGACACAGAATTACAGGTTTGGAACGAGTCAAAACGTAATCCACATGAAGAATGGATACACTGGGAAGATATTAAAAATACATTCAAACCAAATTCTATAGCAGTTTGGGTTTCTGACACACTCATCAATCAATGTTCCGAATGGCTCAGAGATAACGATGGTATCGTGTGGACACTACATATGTCATTCGGTGAACGTCTCGCCAAATGCTCTGGTTATCCTTACTTTGGAGCTGGTGACGACAGTATCAACGGCACACAACAAACAAAAATAATAGCGTCTATTAGAGCTCATGGTGAAGGAAAGAATTTGCAACGCTATTCACGAGCGCTCGTGGCCGCTCCTCCCGGCAGTGGTAAAACTTGGGAACAACTACTTGGAAGGATGCATAGAGACGGCCAGCAAGCGGATGAGGTTGTTTACGACGTGCTTTTACACGAGCCGGAATTAGTTGATTGTTTAAAAAGAGCTTACGACGAATCGGAATACATTGAAAAAACCTACGGTAATCGGCAAAAACTGAGGTATGCCGCAATAATAGAAAACCAAAACGAAAGGTAAGAGAAATGGGATTATTAGACCAAATGCAACAAAATCAAGGTAAGAAAACAGAAGGTTTTCAGCAAAAATCGTTCGATCCATTCGACCAGATCGGTGGAGCAACCCCGTCCACACGTTCGAACTACCCTGAACCAGGTATTTATCCTGTCCTGTATTGCGAACAACTCAAAGTCATCACAAGTAGGAAAGGAGATACACTTTTTGTGGCAGAATTTACTATTCTGGAATCGAATGTAGAATCACGGCCTAAAGGGATGACTATGTCTTGGGTTCCCAGTTTTCGTTGGGACAGCACGCCGGGAAATGTTCGGGAATTTCTGGCTATCCTTACGAATTCAAAAATTGAAGAAGTCACTGCAGAAGTTTCGAGGCTCGTTACTAGCGAAACGAACCCACTACGTGGACGGTTGATTAAACTAGAAGCCACGAACAGGAAACGTGAAGGAAAAACAGACATCACCAATTTAAAATGGGTGTCTATTCCAGAGGAATATCAAGAGAAGGCTGAAGAGTTGCGTCGAATGGTTTGTGAGGTTCCTTTCTAGGAGGTAGGTGCATGCGCCCAATCATCGCGATAGATACAGAAACAGAATTAATTAAACGGGAAAACCAAGCGCCGGTTATCGTGTGTCTCTCATGGGCGAGCGCCCGAGATACAGGAATAATAACTGGAAAAGACGAAATCGAAAATTACCTCAGTATTTTGTTACGGCAAGTCCCGGATATGCAGATCGTCGGTCATCACATCGCGTATGATTGGGCGTGTGTTTTAGCTAATTTCCCAAATCTTTGGGAACTGGTTTTTAGAGCATATGACCTAGATGGCATTCTTTGCACACAAACGCGTGAAAAACTACTTGACATAGAAATAGGCGAATTTAGAGGGCATATAGAGAATGATTCTGATAAACGAAAAAAACACGGATATTCCCTTGGTGAAATATGCGAGCGGCGTTTGGGTCGGCACTTGGATAAGGGAGAAGACGGTTGGCGCTTGCGATACGGTGAATTGTTAAACGTGCCTTTGGACCAATGGCCACAGCGTGCGATTGATTACGCCAAGGACGACGCGCGGAATACATTTGATTTGTATATGGACCAACAAAAACGCGCATCGCGCCGCAACTATAATCTGCCTACACAACACCTCGACACAAAAGCAGATTTCGCTTTGAAATTGATGTCCGCTTGGGGCATCGCTGTTGATGTCCCGCGCGCCAAGAAACTGCTTGAAGAAAAAGAAGCTGAAAAAGAAAACCTGGCGTTACGGCTCAGTGAGGTCGGTTTAGTCAATTATAAACCGATGCGTATTGAAAAAGATTTATTCGGAAATGCCGAAATCATTCCCGGAGTGATGAAACGGCAATTAAAAAATATCCGTGAATTGGTAAAAAAAACACACCCTAACCCGCCGTGTACCCCGAGCGGGTTGATTCAAACCACAGCCGAAGTTTTGGAAGATTGCAAACATCCCGATCTTACCGCCCTGGGTGAATACACAGGGTTGGAAAAAACAATATCCACATACCTATCAAAATTGATTGTATCCCCAATTCACGCACGATTTAATACTATTGGAGCGGTCAGCAATCGAACATCGTGTAGTGATCCAAATCTACAAAATCAGCCGCGAATGCCAGGTGTACGCGAATGTTTTATTCCAAGACCTGGTTATGTGTTTTTAGCGTGTGACCAATCCACACAAGAGCTCCGAACATTGGCGCAATCGTGTTTGGATTTGTTTGGGCATTCACTGCTCGCCGAAAAATTTCAAAAAGATTTGTCTTTCGATCCGCACATGGAGTTTGCTCTGGCGCTGGCCAATGGAGATGTTATACAGGCTAAGGATCTTAGGTATCGGGCGAAGACCGCTAATTTTGGTTACGCTGGTGGCATGGGGGCAGAGAAGTTTGTAAAATACGCAAAAAATAGCGGAGTAAATTTAACGGAACAAGAAGCCGAGTTTTTGCGTGATGCTTGGCTCAAGCAATGGCCGGAAATGTCAAAGTATTTCAAGCGTGTATCGAAAATGCTGGGGAAACACGAGTTCATCACGGTAGAACATCCGCGTTCAGGGTTTCGCCGAGCTCGATGTCGTTACACGGATACTTGTAATTCGTATTTTCAGATCCTCGCCGCGCATGCGAGCAAAGAAGGGCTCTACGAAGTCGTCAAGCGCTGCTATATCGGCAGAGACTCATACCTGTATGGCTCGCGCCCTATTGCGTTTATCCACGACGAAAACATCACCGAAACCCCCGAAGAAGCGGGGCACGAAGCGGCACAGGAAATGGGCAAGGTTATGGAAAACGCGCAAGCAAAATGGACGCCTGACATTCCACCAAAAACTGAAGCGGTCCTGATGCGTGTATGGAGCAAAAAAGCAAAACCGGTTTTCGAAAACGGAAAACTGGTTCCTTGGGAGGAAAAGTAAATGACGTACTTTGCGAACGTATTGAACAATAAACCAATCTATTTAGCTCACCCATATTCTCACATCTCCGATACAGTACGCGAGCATCGCTATATGTCCGTCACGATGATTGCGGCGGAGCTTGTTCAAAGTGGGCTACTCGTTTATTCGCCAATCACACACTCACATCCGATGGCAAAAATGGCGAGTTTGCCTATGGATTGGGCGTTTTGGGAAAAATACGACCGAGCATTTTTGGAAATGTGCAGTGAATTATGGGTAGTTGCTGCCGACGGGTGGCAGGATTCAAAAGGGATGGCCGCAGAAATACAAATCGCGAAAGAACTAAAACTCAAAATAAGATACTGGAAAGTTTATGATGGAAACAAATTACGAGAAATTTCTGAAGAACAAGCGACACAACGTTGAACCTGTAGGGTTCAACATCGAGCTCGAAGATTTGAACGATAGCTTGTTTGCTTGGCAAAAGGCTATCGTACGATGGGCGTTACACCGTGGCCGTGCGGCATTGTTTGAGGATTGCGGATTGGGTAAGAGTTTACAACAACTCGAATGGGCATCTCAAATCAACAGGATGGTTATCGGTGATGTATTGATCCTTGCGCCACTTGCGGTTGCCCAGCAAACAAAACGAGAAGCCGACAAGTTTGGAATCACCACTCCGGTAACTGTTTGTAAAAAACAAACAGACGTGCGTCCCGGAATCAATATTACAAATTACGAAAAACTACATCATTTCAACTGCAATTCTTTTAAGGGGATTGTTCTCGACGAAAGCTCAATCCTAAAATCATTTGATGGCAAAACCAGACGACAGCTAACCGATTTCGTGAAAAGAATCCCATACCGGCTTTGTTGCACTGCGACGCCCGCACCTAACGACCTGATTGAGATCACAAATCATGCCGAATTCCTTGACATCATGAGCGGAAAGGAAATAATCGCTCTGTTTTTCAAACAAGACGGGAACACTACACATAAATGGAGACTCAAAGGTCACGCCAAACAAGCCTTTTGGGAGTGGCTTTCCGAGTGGTCGATTGCTATCAGGAAACCGTCCGATATTGGTTACGACGATAATGGGTTTGTATTGCCCCCGCTAAAAATGCACCAGATTACAACAGATGGAAAACCAAAGGAAGGGTGGTTATTTGTCGATGAAGCGCGGACATTGAAAGAACGCCGTGATGCCCGCAGGGATTCGCTCGATGACAGAATAAAAGCATGTTCGGATCTCGTGAACAATTCGAAAGAAAAATGGATAGTGTGGTGTGATTTAAATATCGAAAGCGATGCACTGACCAAAGCAATACCGGACGCTATCGAAATTCGCGGGAGTCATGACCAGCAATACAAAGAGGACAAATTGCTAGGGTTTATCAATGGTGATTATCGGGTATTGGTCACCAAACCGAGCATTGCGGGACATGGAATCAACGCCCAAATATGTTGGAATATGGCATTCGTCGGACTATCCGACTCGTACGAACTAATGTACCAGGCGACAAGGCGCTGTTGGCGATACGGACAAAAGCACGAGGTGAATTGCTATGTGATAACTGGAGAATCCGAAGGTGCGGTTGTCCGAAACATCGAACGAAAAGAACTTCAAGCAAAAGAAATGTTCGACGAAATTATAAAAAACATGTCCGTCCACGAGCTGAACAAAAAAGCAAAGAGAACTGAAATGACATACAAAAAAGAAATAGAAAACGGTGAGGACTGGGTATTGTATCTAGGGGATAGTGTCGAAGTGGTCAAAGAAATACCAGACGACATCATAGGTTTATCTGTCTTTTCGCCGCCATTTCCGGGCATGTACGCCTATACAAATTCGGCGCGTGATATAGGCAACGTCAAATCTATCGATGAGCTTATCAATCATTTCGCTTTCCTCATGCAAGACATGCTGCGTATCACCATGCCTGGTAGGTGTTGTGCAATCCATCTGACTCAAGAGCCTGTGTTCAAGGGCAAAGACGGGTATGTCGGTCTGCGCGATTTTCGTGGCCGAATTATTATCAAAATGGAAGATGCCGGATGGATTTATTATGGTGAAGTTACGATTGATAAAAACCCACAAGTAAAAGCCAGCCGGACCAAAGAAAGTACTCTACTTTTCAAGACACTTTCACAAGACTCGTCGAACGTTCGGCCAGCGCTCGCCGATTATCTTTTGATTTTCAAAAAACGCGGTGACAACACAGTGCCTATCCCTGCGGGCAGCCACGAGCGATGGAATAAAGGCGGCGGATGGATAACACCGGAAGAGTGGTGTGAGTGGGCATCCCCGGTATGGTACCGCCAAATGCCGAACGATGGGCGATTCCCTAACTACCCATCTCGGGACCAAGAAACAGACGGCATCCGGGAAACAGACGTATTGCAGGTCAGAAAGGCTAAAGAGAGCGACGATGAGAAGCACCTTTGTCCCCTACAACTAGGAGTGATCGAACGTGCAATTAAACTATGGAGTGCTCCCGGCGATGTTGTATTTTCCCCGTTCGCCGGAATCGGGTCCGAAGGATACCAAGCGCTTAGACTTGGCCGACAATTTATCGGTATCGAGTTGAAGGAATCTTACTGGAAGGTTGCTTGTGAGAATCTTAAACAAGCGATTAGAAATCAGGAAAACGAACAAGTGGATTTATTTGCCAACATCAAAGGAGAAAACCAATGACAACAAAATTAGATTTCGTACCGAGTGATTTACTCATCGGCGCATCGAAAAACGCAAACGAACAAATTGCGGAAGTTGATGAGGTTACAGAACTAGTTAATGCTATGAGTATTAACAACCAAACCGACCTAGAAAGCGCGGTACAAGTGGCCGCTGTTCTCATGGACGCAAATGACGAATTGGAGGATAAACGAAAAGAATGGACCGCGCCTTTAAACGCTGTAGTATCTTCAATCAATGAAGCATTCTCACCAGTGCTCGAAAAAATATCAAGCGCAACCAAAGCCATAAAGCAAAAAATCAACAAAGCTGTAAAAGATGCCGATGATGAAGGAAATCAATTGCTAGAACAAGTGGCCAATGCTACACCGGAGCAAAGAGAATTAATTTTAAAACGCGTTGAGGAGATCTCGTTCGAAAAAACAAAAGGACTTTCGTTCAGACACAACACATCTCCTAAAATTACCGATGAAACAAAACTTATCGATTGGGCGATTGAAAAAGGCATGCATCAATTATTAAGTGTGAATATGAAAGCACTAAAAGGGATGCTTGGTAATTTCGAAAAAGCACCAGAAATACCTGGTGTAAAAATTTCGGAAACAAAGCAAGTTATTATTACCAGATCGCGAGTTTAAAAATGAAACGATTACTCGCAATAGACCCCGGTAAAACATCAGGCTTCGCTTTGTTTGAAGATGGTCAACTGGTTTGTGCTTGGGAAGAAAAACACAAATCATTCAAAACAAATTCGGTAGCTTTGGAGTTTATTAAACGTCAAAAAAAGTATCCTACAATTTTCAGTCTAGTTATAGAATATCCTCAAATTTATCCCATAAAAAGTTGGAAAGGTGACCCAAACGACTTGATTTTGGTAGGTACTTATGTCGGTTTTTTTATCGGTGTATTTATTACGTACTGGATATTATTTCTAGATCAAATAAATACTCCAAAAGCGCGTGATTGGAAAGGGCAAACACCAAAGCAGATTATGAATGAACGCACATTGGAAAAATTATCACATGTGGAATCGGCTTGTATTAAAAAGAAATCGACACATGTACTAGATGCTATCGGCTTAGGGCTTTGGAAACTCGGTAGATGACGAGACATCCGGACAAAGTAGGTCAATGTGAAGAGTGTTGGAGAACAACAATGTTAACTTGGTGCCGTGTTGATGAGGAAAAAGGTCATCAATACTTGTGTCGTTTTTGTTTATTATCTGATGAAGTTTTAAAAGTGGAAGATCAAATTCAACAGCGCGGCGCGTTAGCTGACGCAGAAATTTGGAGTTACGGCAATGTCGGGAGCCAAGAAGCGAAAAAAACTAGAGCGGTATCGTCTACCCCCAGAAAGAAAAGGGATAACAAGAAAAACGACAATCGGCAGTAAAGATGTTTATTGGACACCAAACGAATATGATGATGGGCAATTAGGAGAAATTTTTATTAGTATTGGTAAAGAGGGTTCGCAGTTACGTGTTTATGATTGTATAGCAACAATGATCTCCATCAATTTACAGTATGGTATACCACTCGGCATACTTATCGAAAAGATGCGAGATCAACAAATGGAACCTTCCGGAATAACAAGTGACCCGGATGTGCCAATAGCTAAATCGGTTATGGATTATATTGGCCGAAAATTAGATCTTATGTATGATTTTAATGGCTATCGACGAAAGGGAAATAAATGAGACAGATAATGGTAATTTTTTGTACTTTGTTTTTTATTAGTACAGTAGCATTTGCTGACGCAAAGAGTGTTGCAACGAAAGAAGTAACACAGTACATTAAGTATTGGTCAAAAAAACTTCATCCAAGACATCGTAGACGCGCCTTACACTTTGTTAAACCAATCGTACATTGGTCACTTAATTATGGCGTTGATCCACTTCTTGTAGTTTCTACGATGGACGTGGAAAGCTCTTTCTATCCAAACGCACGTGGACCAAACGGCGAAGTGGGGTTGATGCAACTACATAGTAAAGAGTCTAAAGCACGTTTTAAAATCTGGATACCGGCTCAAAATATTAGAGCCGGTACTAAATGGCTAAAACGCGGCCTTGATACATGCGGCTCAGTACGTGGTGCAATTGCTTTTTATAATCCGGGTAAGTGTAATATAGTTTGGCCAGGACTTAAAAAAAGACTCCGACTATATCAAAAAGCAGTAAAGATGTTCAGGAAGTAACACCAAAGAAAGGAAATCACTATGGGAAAAGTACCATTCAATGCGAGAAGAAGTGATGTTTTATGGATAGATCCCGATGAGCTCATACTTATCGTAGACAAAGAACATCCACTTTATGATCCACGCGTTAAACTACCAGTAAATGAAAATCTCGTTACAAACGTTCTGTTTCAAATGCAGGGTATTTTAGAACCGATCTTGATTGCAAAAACGGATGAAGGAAAGGCGGTTGTTGTTGATGGACGTCAACGAACAAAAGCTTTACGCGTAGCTAATGAACGCCTTAAAGAGCAAGGTGTACAACCACTTCAAATGCCTTGTATCCTCAAACGCGGTAAAGGCAATGACCTTTATTCGATGGGTGTGTCTACGAACGAACATCGCCGACAAGATACACCAAAAGAAAAAGCAAAAAAGGTTGGTGTGCTCCGAAATCAAGGTTATTCGAGTGCACATTGCGCCGAAATTTTTGGAGTATCGGTGCAAACAATCCAGCGCTGGGAAGGTTTGTTAAGCCCAAAAGACACCGGTGAAAAAAAAGAAGAAAAAAAGAAAAACACACGTCAACGTATGCGTTCTCGTAAAGAGGTTGTTGAACAGTTAGAAAAATTCAAAAAACTAGTGTCTAAAAATAGCGTAGAGGAGATTCAGAAAGTTAGTGGAATTTCTATGCTTGAATGGGTTTTGAAAGAAGACGAACATGACTAAAGTCGAACTAATTACAAAAATCAGCCTTGCTGCGTTAGTGCTCGGGCTTGTCGCGTTAGGAACATCGCTCGGTTATTATATTGGGTCAGAAAAAAGAACTGTCAGAATTGTTGATACTTTACGTTGTGAAATAGACAGAGAAGATGTGCGCGTATGTGAAGAAAGGCGACTTAAAAATATTCATGAACTACAAACCTGTCAAGAACACTTGTTAAAATACCGAGTACAAAACGCTTTAGAGCTTAAACGATGATTATATTAGCATTAAACGACGGCTGGTGTGAAACATGCGGCCAGCTTATTTCTAAAGGTGAAAAAATACTCTGGTTGTCAGACATGGGAGCCAGACATCTAGACTGTAGGAGGTCTAACAATGGAAAAGAAATGGTACCAATCAAAAAAGTTCATCGCATTTTTGATAACAGAAACAGTGCTAGCCGGTCTAGCATCACTCGCGATGGTGGCGTTGATTAAGCAACCATCATTAGGCTGGCCAATGGCCACGGTATTAATCACACTAGTTGTGTCTATTCCATCGGTAGCTATGGTATTTAACGGATACCAAGCGGCTTTGGATAAATACCTGCGTGGGATGCACCTTGAAAAACTACCGCAAATGGTAGCAGATCCATTTTCAAATGTGCTGAAAAAGGAGCCAGAACAATGTGGGGATTAATTCAAAATCTCGGTTTTTATGCGAGCGCTACCGGTAGTTTTTTAAAACGATACTGGTCATTAATTGCCGCTGTATTATTAATTATTGGTATCGTTGTATTTGAAGTTGTTGTGCGTGGATGTTCTGAACCGGAATCATTACCCGAAGCCACGGACTTTTCACAACAACTCATTATGGAGCAATTAGAAGCCGACCGCGTAGAAGCACAACAAAGAATCGAAGCTTTAGAACAAGAAATTCAAACCATCCACGAACGTCTTGATTATGTCGACGTGGAAATACAAAATAACGTAACAAATAGAAAGGTCACCCATGCGAAACTTAAAAAAGCCGTCAGTATTTCTGATATTGATGCTATCATGCAGTCTGAGTTTAGCAAACACGCTACCAAAACCAAATCTGATGGACACAATACCGGAATTGATAATTCCACCGAAGGGATTAGTGCTAACCCCTATTGATACGAACGGTAAACCGACACTGTTCGCACCAAAGCAGGAATACAAACTATTCACACGCGATGAATGGCTTGTTCATGCCGACTTGGAAACAGATTATCTATCATTACGAGACCTTGGTTTACAATTTAATTTAAAATTAGAATTACATAAAAAGGAGATTTCTAAACTACAAGAAAAAAACGAAATCTATAAGGAGGAAGTTGAAAAGGGAGACCGCGCTTTGAATCAAATGTCTAAATTGTTAGACACTGAACAAGAAGCGCGTAAAAAAGAAAGCGGACGACAACGCAACGCAATTCTAATACTAGCCGGGACAACGCTGGTTGGAATAATTGCCGCCGCAATTTTTGGAGGTTGTTATGCAGCACAAAAAGCCAAAGATTAGTTCGGAACTCGTGACTATGTTTTGGGATTGGATGACCCGGCGATATGAAACAAAAGTTATCCAAAAAGATAAATCGTGGGTAATGAAAGTATGTGCATGGTTCCTCAATGCTTTTCATTTAATGGATAAAGATAGATTTTTGAATCAGTATGTTACAACGTTGAATAAACGGATTTACTGCCCATTTAAACCAGGCATTGATACCAGTTTTTCATTGGCTGGCCAAATTTATGGGTGTGTGCACGAACACCGGCACGTTACCCAGTGGAATTTTTGGTTTCCTTTTTTATATTTGTTTTCGCAAAAGAAAAGGTTAGCGTTCGAAGTACAAGGATTTATTTGCACATTGGAGATCTATTATTGGATTTTTAGAAGGACATTATCCGTGAACACCATCATTAAAAGATTACGCGAAGACTATCATTGCACAAATAAGAAACAGTTGGCGAAAGCAAAAAGACGTTTAGAGGGCGCGAATATTATGCTAGAGCAAGGCATTTTTATTAATAACATTTCGCGCGAAGCTATCCAATGGCTAGAAAAACATACATCATAAGTATTACTTTTGTTCTAGTTAGTTGTGGTTTGTTATCACCTAAGACTATTGTTGTGAAAAAAGACGAGCATATTGATGCTCAAACAAAATCTTGTTTGTGGTTTGCTCATAAGTGCCTTGATTTGGAATATGCTATAGAAGACATGGAACTATCACAAGCCGATCTTGGGCTTATGATAGAAAACGATTTAGCATGCTGGGAAGAATGGCAGAATTCCGGATGTGCTGTTCTTCTTGAAGAATTACCCACAAAAACTAAAATAGAAATCCCAAAAGAACAAGTACGTAAAATAGAAATCCCACAAACTTTAACACCTATTAAATTACCAAAAAATCCATATGGAAAGGAGAAAAAGAAATGAATATTTGTATCATCTATTCGAACACAAACACCAAAGGAAAGCACGATGCTTCGGGAGCTTTCGAACCCTACGCTGAAAAATTCCGAGTGCTCCACAAAGTACCCATCGATAATTGTACCGGCGTAAAATTCCCTGGTGTTCCTACGCCGAAAAGACGGCGCGTTGTCTATGACGCTATTCACGCTAATGGTCGACGAGAAAAACTCGACATGCTAGCATTATTCATGCACGGCTGGCCGAGCGGGATTCAGGCGGGCGTCAATAAAAACAACCTCCCAAACTTCGTTGATCTTCTCACCCAAACCTGCAAACCCAGTGTGCGGATAGTTCTCTATGCGTGTCTGGCCGCTGAAAACGACGTTAGAGACTCCGAACGAAAAAGACTAGGCCCCGCTACTGATGGTGGATTTGCGGACACTCTACGCGACCTCATGAGCGCAGCAGGACTCACAGATGGGTGGGTAGATGCTCACAAGACCGCAGGTAACGCCCTATGGAATCCATTCGTCGTGCGGTTCGTCTGTCAAGTACGTCCACAGCACGCCTATCCCGAGCTCTATCGTGGTGGCGCATGGCTCGTCGAACCGGGTTCACAATATTGGTCAGAGTGGTGCAAACACGATAACCTAGATCTCTGGTACCCCTTCATGACCCAAGCCCAAATTTTTCAGGAATTAGCTAATAGGTAATGCACCAGGTAGTAATCGAGTTCACCGGAGCGGCCTCTGTTTTCTGCATTTTTGAACTATCACCGGGACCAGTAACACCATAATAAGTCGGTGAAGCTGTAGTTACCCCACTACCACTAGATGCGGCGATGCCATCACGGTCACCGGATGAATAATCAACATTACTGGCTTCATAGAGATTGTCCGGAGAACCGCCAATTTCAAACGCGTGGTGATGGTCCGGAGCGCTCCAATCCGCAAGATTTCCAAATTCTCTGGTAGCACCATCCGGATCTACACTTCCCGCCGAATCACGACCCCTAAGGAATTGTCCGCGCAAATCCGGTAAAAGCATATAATCACCAGCCGCGTCATAAGTTCCCCCAGCATTACACCGATAGAAAGCACCATTAGAGTGTGCACTTTGTTCCACGTTCGTTACGAGTCGTGGATACGTGGCCCTAAGGATTACTTGCCCTTCTAGCTTAAGCAGTCGCGCACCAGTCGGAACGGTATCCGTAGGAATCCCTACAATCATTCCCGCTGGCATAAAGATGGCTTGAATAGCTTGTGCTATCTGTGAGCTCTCGATAGAGTACGAGGCCGCCGCAGCTTCCGCAGAATCGTTAGGAGTAAGGTGCGCCGCGTTGAGAATTGCTTGAAAAACACCAAACAACTCATCGACCATTTGTTTGGTGTATGGTGTACCGGTTTTATCCCCTGGTACCGTATCATTAACGGCGGCTACATCCGGATAAGTTCCGGTTGTCTGTGTAATATCCCCGAAATCTTTCATTTTACATCACCTTCAACGGCTTTTAATTTAGCCTTTTCGCCGCCTTTCTCTTCTTCATCTTCAATAAAACCTAAACGATCTAAAATACAATAAAGATTTGTACTAATTCTAAGCTCTTCTTTTTCGTGAAAATAAGATTCGGGAATTGGTTTGAAATTCAATTCTACAGTATCTTGTAAAATTTCTCGTTCTAGTTCCTGAATTTCAACCGCATCCACTTGGGCTTGTTTATGCTTACCTTTCAGTTTTTTGATTTTATCGTTTACGACTTCTTGCTTTTCACCAGAACTTTCGGCTACTAGATGTTGTAATTCTCTGTTAAATTTTTTCACAGCTTCGGTTGGCTCCAAACGCTCACGAATTGGATCGGTAATTTTTCTAGACTTACTTAAAAGTTTAGTAAGTGGCTTTAGAAGTGTCCAATACTTCGTAGTCATCCCATCTTTCAAAGCCTTTTCCAATTCAAACACATCCATGTACTTCATCGTTTTTCTCCTTTTGGTGTTTATGTTTCATGCGCAATAATCTTCATTGTTAACCCGCTACGGGCCGGTAATGACGCTATTGCGGTATTAAAGCTTATTAATTTTGCTTTCCCGTCATCTACATCCGTCACGGGCAGAGTAAATTCTAAATTCACCGTGTAAATATTCTCGCCATTATTTTGATCAACAAGCTTCAACGTACTATGTCCATTATTGTTATCAACCCATGTATTCAGCGCGGATTGAAGTTCGCCGTATTGAGTCATATTATCAAGATGAAAATTGACTTTACCCGAAACGCTGTAATTAAAAGCCATTTTTCCCTCCTAACTCGTTTGCGTGCTGTAGTGATATTCGAAGATCACTCGCCGACTTGAACCGAGCCGATTTCTAACTCTGCAATACGCCCCATTATCAAAAACACAAAATGTTCCATCTGTATCAGCGATGTCCCAGTATGATGAGCTACCTGGGGAATAGAACACTAAACGTGGAGCGCCGGATATTGCCCAGGCGAACCTAGCATGGCGAGCTTTGTATTCCGCGTGGTCGTCCGTCTCAACAGAGATGTCAACCCATCCCCAACTATTGGAAGGTAAATCAAAATACGCGTCATCCGTGAGTACAACACCATCATTATATTTGAGAACCTTGTTTCCCTCAGCAATAGTTTCTAGATAATTGACCCCGTCATGCTGTAGACTAAAAGCGCTAGCTTGCGATATTAATAAGTCATGGGATGCGGTAATATCAACATCATAAAATTCCGTATCCAAACTAAGTTGATTCGATGCGTCATATAGTAATTTAAAATAATCAGTACCAGCGGAAATATAAATTGGATATGCATCAGCCGCGCCTCCGTTTGAAATATCACAATACAAACCGTAAACAATCGACGCAGAGTTTGCATTGCCTGTAAGATAGAGATGCTTTCCATTGTTTGTTTTTGTGGTAGTAATCGCGTCGAAACTTGCTACAGCGGATGTCACCGATAGTCCGCCGAGAAAACGGCCTTTACCATTCGTGTCTATTCCGGCGACAAACAAATTATCTGAATCAACAAAGCTCGCGCAATCCGTGCTCGCGTCGTTCGAAGCTCCTTTGATTAAAAATTTCGTTGCGGTGTACGAGCCCCAAAGATCCGTGGCGATCCCGAGACGATTGGCGAAATAACCGCCGCCATCGGTATCAATATAAAAAACATTCGCCTCGTCACTATCCCGCAGAACGAGGCAGTTCGTAGACCCGTCGTTGGTTGAACCTTTGACGACCAGGCGACCGATCGCGGGAGTGCCATCCAGGTCCGTCGTGCCAATTGCGGTATTACCGCGAAGAATCGTCGTGGTGATTGACGAGTTGCCGAGAACGACGGAGTTCGATCCGACGCCTATCGCTGACGTGCCAATGACGATTTCATTACTGGTCCCGTCCGCACTTAAACGGGTGTCATAGCCGATACAGACGAAGTCTGTGCAAGTCGTATTGTCAGCACCGCCAGAAATTTTGTACGCCGCATTTGGACCGATGGCAACCCAGTATTGTCCTGATGTATTAGCAAAGGCAGCGTTTGTTCCAATACCTGCCCATGTGCTCGAAGTATTTGAATATCCAGCGTAGCTGCCCATGGCTAGCCATCCAGTACCCGTAGCGTTATATCTGCCAGCGTGAGCTCCTAGCGCCAATATATTGGCACCAGTTGTGTTTGCGCGTGCCGCTTCATATCCGACAGCAACATTATCATATCCAGTAGTGATAGAGTATGATGCAAGGTTCCCGATGCAAGTATTTCTATAGCCCTCATTACCTGCGGTATGTGCTAAAGTTCCAGCTGCCGCCGTATTAACACCAATAAATGTATTGCTATTTTGATTTAGCCACTGATCAGTATGGATCCCGCCATTCGTATCAACCCATAGCACGTTGGCCTCGTCACTATCCCGCAGAACGAGGCAATTCGTAGACCCGTCGTTGGTTGAACCTTTGACGACCAGGCGACCGATCGCGGGAGTGCCGTCGAGATCACTTGTCCCAATGGCCATATCGCCGGAAGTAGATATGATGAAATATCGATTAACATCTAAATCGTTAGACCGTGAAAACGAAAAAGAGTTATCACTAGCCCTTTGACCGATAATCCATGAATTATCAGTAGCGACGCCTCCAATTCCAAACTGAAGAGCGGATTGCCCAGATGAGGCTTCAATTACTGCACGATCAGCCCATCCGCCTGAGTATAGGTGGAATCTACCGGTCATTGCTGATGGATCTTTATTGATAGCCAAATATTTAAGATATAAATGGCCATCAGTATCAAAATACGAAACATTCGCCTCATCACTATCTCGCAAAACGAGGCAGTTGGTTGACCCGTCGTTACTCGACCCCTTGACGACCAGTCGACCGATTGCGGGAGTGCCGTCAAAGTCTGTCGTTCCAATACCAAGCGATGAATTTCCGCTGCTCCAAAACAGTCCAGAATTCGCAAGACCAGCCGCATCGCTAACATGGTATGGGAGATACCCATCGGTGAGGTTGGATAGTTTAGCCGTTGTGGCAGAGATGGTGGCAGCGCTTACAAAATCACCGTCCGAATTCAACGTTGCAACTGTTGCCTCACCGCTATCTTTCCATACCTGCGCATACGTCGAACCATCCGCACTTGTAGCTTGAATAACTAAATTACCCTGATCACCACTTGTCGACGCTGTCCCAATTAATACGGGCGAATCCGTATCAGTTGCATTAAATACTACTTTTGTCGTTCCATCAAAATACATAGTAGCGGCATTAAAATCAATCATATTAACTTCCGCTTCTATATTTAGTGATGAGCCCACATATTTAACTACTCGAAAATAATCTGACTCGGCAGTGTCATTGACAATAAATCCATGAGCATTACCCGCATTTTGGGCCTCTACGATAAAATCGTAGCCTGAAGATAAATTCCAAGTAACCGTTCCCGCATCAATAGCAATGTTCGCCACGCCCCCATGGTTATTATAGGCATCATCAAGATCTGTTAATCCTGCCAGATCGCCCAAAGTATTTAGCGCTTCCAGCAAAGATACCTCACCAAAATTCACCTCAAAATCATCCCAATCACTTGAAGCGCTAGATAAATCAAATGCACCAGAATATGTCGATCCGCTTTTATTCCCGTCCGAAAATACTAAACTACCCGCCGAATTAACCGCTAATGTTCCGCTCGTAATTGTTGAAATAGTTAAACCGGCACCAGTCACAGAAACATTAGATGCACTAGCACCATCTATAGAAAATACATTTGCGATATTTATATCCAGTGTTTGAAGCTCAGAAACAAGTGCTATTTGGTTATCCGCAATCCTATTTAATTGAAAGTAATCCGCATTATTATTAACCTGAAATCCATCTCCGGTATTTGTTGTATTTAAAAGTGAAATTATAAAACTATAATCACCATCTAAATCAAATGTTACATCCCCCGCATCCACAATAACAGTAGGTGCACCACCTTCATTATTATAACAATCATCAAATGTGGTTTGTAATCCACTGTATTCAGCCGCTGTTAAATGATAATATTCATTTGACTGGCCACCTTGTAAACCGCTTAGTGAATTATGTGGAATAATTCCCGCCGCTTGTGTGCCTGTAAGCGCGACAATATTACCGGTTAGCCGTCCCAACAAAGTATTGGTTGCGAGCTGTAAATCTACCGGTGTTTCTGCATTATTTGCGGTGAGTACCGTGTAAGCCAATTCAAAATCAGCTTCACGAACATACCCTTCCAATCTATTATCTGGTGTTTGTTTGTATGACATCAGACGTCCTCCGCAGCATCCCCCGTGATATGTGTTAAGAATTTCCACGTACCAGCCGCCGAACTATTATCAATTAAGTGAATATCCATTTTTCCATCTGGCGGTAATATTTTTATATAAGACATATCATAATTAACAACACTTATTTCAGCATCAGTAAGATTAGTTAATCGGTACAAACGGCCTTCGGTGAAATTCTGTGCATCATCAAAACGCACATATGCTTGTGTTTCGGTTCCCGTCGTTCCAATAAGTTTAATATGAACCGCAGCCTCTGATTCATAAATCCAAACCGTTCCACCTTCGGTTATTGCTTGCGTTCTATATGTCATATCGTCCTCCTCGAACGCTCCTGGTTCTCCTTCATCAGGCTCTGTGTAATCCACTAATAAAGCGCACCATGTATTCAATGGTTTTAATTTAATAACTAATTTTCTGAAAGCTAAACGTTGTTCAATTGGAATAGTGGCTAACGTAAAATCCATTCCAGTGATTTCTAATTTATCAAAAACGGCTTGGCCATCGGCTCCAACTAACGCACCCCAAACATAAAAACGTACACCAGAAACACCATTAGTTGCTGAATATGTAAGTGTATATCCAATACTAGAACCAGCGGTTAACCCAGTAATTTTACCAGCCACATCCCATACACCATCTTTATCACAAACCATTAACACAGGTGGGTAAGTTCCAAAATCCCAAACGGTAACAGTAACTGTAAAAGTACCTTCTACTGGAGTATCTAACAACTGCTCAACATAAGGACCATCACTAACAAGCGCTCCACCTTGTTGCACCAAAAGACCTCTAATCCCATCCGCTTTATAGTCAAATGTTTTCGTCACATGCGCGTTGTCGTTTTCTTCCCAATGTGCAACGCCGGAATGCTCCATATTCCAATCATTAAATTTAACATAACCCGTCCGTGCCGCTGCAATAAACCAAACATATTTAAAACGCGCTGGATTAATTGGTAATGGATAATAATAACGTTCTCGAATCATCCCACCCAACGCACCACAAGTAGTTAAATAGTCTTCTGAATCCTCATCATCCGGATCAACACATGTAGATTCACTATCACCACACGTAGCGGTATATGAAATTCTTTGCTCGGAAATCATATCGCCATTAACAATGAGCTCAGAATCACCTTCAGCCCCTAAACCACAACGCGCTTCGGGATTCCCACAAGTCGATTCAGCATCACCACATGTTGCCAAATACCCACTTAAAAGATAATCGGCCGGATCTACTGGTGGGTCATTTTTAAAAACATAAACATCGAATCCAGCAAATCTAAGCCTTTCCTGAAGCTCAGCCGCTGAGCCCGTTTCTAATTGCGCCGCGCCTTTTATCGCTGATAAATACATGCGCCTAGCGGAATCTGAAATATTACTATCAGGTAAAACGCCGAAATCGATTTCTAAATCTGCTAACGCTTGCGTCTTTATTGGGTCACGTACTTGCTCAGCCGCTTGTGTCATCACGCGCCCAAGTTCTAAATCATCGCCTTCCGCGTCAAGATATTTATCTAAATAACCATCAGACAAAATGCGCCACAACGAACCACGTGGTAGGTTCGCATCTATCGCTCGACGCATTAAAGTCTTAGACATCAATCCTCCCAAACAACTGAACCGTATTTACCAGTTTGACCTTGTTCTAATTGATAACTTGTTACACTTTCACCATCTACTTCTAACCCAACATAATCAGCGGTAGCACCGTAAGCCTGTAAAACATTTTGGACAATCGCCGAAATAGAAACCATCGTGGCCGTATCATTTCGATCAAATTCAAAATCCAAACCTTCCATGTAAGGAATTAAAGCATTAAAATAAGTTTCTAAATCTGTTTCGATAGCTTCTTTACAAGCATCTTCTTGAGTGGAATCCACAGCTAACGTATATACCGTAACTATGAATTCAGCATGTGAAATTGCTTCCACATAAAGCGTAGAATCAACATCGCCGAGACCAGGACGTTCAACCCCATCACTATCATAGTTAATTCCATCGCGGACATCTTCTAAAAGATCTTCATCTGGAATATAATCCGCAGATTCATCTTCGGATTCCACAAACACAGTTCTATCACCTGGTTGTGAAAGATTATTTAAAGTAACTTCAGCACCATATGTTTCGGTAGTTAACGATTCACTAACCTGAATAATACTTGAACCTTCATCAACACTAATTACCGTATAATAGCCATCGTTATGTGAAGTACCGGATACTTCTAACAAATCACCAATACCTAATGATCCGAATTGTGAGGAAACAAACATAGTTTCCCCAATATCTTGAATTTCATTCGTTGTGCCATTGAACGAAATATATTCACCAGTAAAATGCCAAGCTATAGGCTTACCAGAATATACGTACGCACGCTTTACTCCGGAAACACTTTCAGCCCAATCACGATAGTCGGCAATGTTACCACCACCACTGGTTTTTCTCTGTAAATTTAAAACGCGTCTACGAAAAGACTCCAATGATTCTTCATCTTCAGCAGTAACATCTACCGTCGTGATTGTTCCTGTATCCTCTACACCAGACGTTCGTCCATTAGATGATGTAAATGTAAGTGTTTCACCAGCCGCTAAATTCGCATCTTCACCCGCGATTTGTGCATCTACCACGAAGCTTATATATCCAGCGCTTTCAGACCCGCCAGTAGTTACATAATAATAAGCCCCCGTTGCATCAGAAGTGAGCTCAGCTCCGACAGAAACAGAATCTCCGGACCCAGCTACTACCTGTACCGTAAAACGTGCTTTTGTTGCTGGTGTAATATCCTCGCCATAATCACGAGCAATTGCTCTTAATGCCTCTTTCTTTGCAGTAGCCGCGAGTGCTTGAAGCTGAGCATAAGTTACTCGTTTGTGAAGAGCTTTAAGATTCGCCGCCATCACGACAGAATCAACACGTAAATAAGCTCGTGCCTGTAGTGGCACAGTTTGATTAAGCCGTGTTTCGCGATTAGTTAAACAAGCATCTTGTAAATCAGCTAATGTTGTCTCATCTATAGTCATCACTTAACCTCGCGTATGCGGGATCTGTCGCTTGTTTAACCCAATTCAACCCGTGTTTTTGTAATAACAGTGTCTCGATTGTGCTTTTTGGTCCATGTGTTTGGATTGTTATTTCCAACATTCCCGCTAAATCAACTCCAACATCCGCTGTTATTTTTGACGCGACACCTTGATCCACGCGCCACTTTAAAGCACGAACAGCTTCTTTTTCAGCATCAATAAGATTAGAACGCGTTACCGGCTTGCTCGTATATTCGTCAAACTTAGAATCTTCTATTCTATATTTCTTATCCAAAACATAATTACCCCACCACTCAGGTAAAGTAAAAAGTGAGATTAAAACTCCGTTCTCTTCACCCGCATCCATAACCGGTTGTCCACCACGAACCTCGATCGTAGTGCCGCCATCAACCATACAAAGACGTGGTTCGCCATCAAAACTATATCCAGAAGGTATCGTCATGGTATCTTCACCGTATTACTTTCAGCGGGATCAATACTTGCTGAAGAAGCTACACCAGCTCCAACCATTGCCGTTGTTGGCCCACCACCAGATGGGCAAGTATGAATATGCCCTACCGGTGAAGTACCATTAATAAATGTGACCAAATTATTAAAATCCGTTTTTAGTTGATCGAACGCTGTCTTTAATCTAGAAAATGCAACAGCTGTATCACTGCCATCATTAATAACAACTGTGCCGTCCGCTTTACATTTCACAGATGAAACAATCGATTCGGCCACAATCGCCCCAAGATATTTTTCGCCATTCGCCGCGCTCGGGTCCACACTTTCCTTAAGCACAAACCCAATTTTCCAGGCAAGCCCAACATCAAAAACAAGCAACTGTGCCCCTTCAAGCGGAGCTTGATCAATACCGCCCGCTAACTGTATTGTTTGAATATCATCCGGACTAGACATCTCGCAACGAACCAACCGTACATTATTGGTTTGGTCTCGATTTGTACCAATCGAGGACTTAATTACTGTGCCTAGCTCTGCCATAAACTCAACTGTTCTCCCGTATACGCTTGTGGTGGCACAAAATAAACTGTGCACCCCGTATCCGTTTCACTGTATCTATATTCTACGCTACGAACCAAAAAATCAAATCCATCGGGAATGAACAAACTCTTTGAACGAATCCGCACAATCGTGTTTTGTTCCCAAAGATTGGTCAAAAAAGAATCCCGATACCAATTAGGCATAGGGAAAGGTATCGTGAGCGCATCCACAAGCGCTCTAGATGCCTCCCGAATACCAGCCGACTTCATGTCTGCGTCATCCGCTTCATCCGCATGTACCGACGTCCTACGAACGATTGAGATGTTAGAGTCGATAGCCGTTGCGTAGTTTCTACGTTTGGGACTCGTAGAATGTACCGTATACAACCCAAACCGTTTTCGGCCATCAAATCCAAAATCCATTTCTTTAAATGGTGGTACACCTTGATCTAAAGATGTTACAGGATTACCAGCCGCCACCTCATGAAAAACCACATTTCCATTAGCAGCGCTCGTCATCAAAACATCGCGTTGACGCGCAAGACCCAACAAATGCTCACCCACTTTTTCGGATTTATCGATAGTTACCCGCTTAAACGGCTTATCTGTAGAAGCTTGCCAATCAACCGTTAATCCAAACGTTTCAAGTTGCGTAGTTGCCCATTTCTCTAATTTTATCTTATTTGCCTCATATGGTGGTAATGCCACACTATCTAAAGCATCCGCTACCGGCGACCAGCCACTCAAGACGAGATGTTGACCAGAGTCATTAAAAAACGGGTGCACTTCATAACATCTACCTAAACACATGAGTTTACCACCAAGGTAAACACCGGCTATCGGAAAATGACCGTTAATATAACGATATGGTTTAAATAAATTCCAACGATTTTTATTTGTTTCATCGAATGGGACAACCGCCGTCCACCCACGAGCGGCCATATCTATAGAACAAGTCAATGAGCCACTAATAACCTCATCAATAGGCGTATGGTCTATCACCAAGCGCAATCGGTGTTTATCATCACGTTTAAATGTTTTTTCCATTACGAGCGCAGCCGCTATCTCGGTTTTCCACTGAGCTTTAAGTGTGGTTGCAGCCGCTTTCACATCCGCAGCATAAGAATATTTCTGGCGTACTTCTATCGTCATTTTGTTGGTATATACACACGCATTTCGCGCCCAGCATTTAATAACAAAATATCATCCCCTTCTAACTCGTTCCATTTTATAATACTGTCAAAATAATCTTCACCATCTTCCTTAAATTCTTCAAAGCAAATTTGAATTGGTGTTTTATCACATTCCAATGTAAAAACTTTTTCTACAGCCAAATCGAAAACTTGGCTTTGTAGCATCTTCTTTGTTTGAGTAACAAGATTTAAAAGAACAGCATAAGTTTCGGTTTGTGCATAATATTGTCTATCTGCTCGCATATCAGAAAATGATTCGGCCACGGCATCGAATGCCGTAACTGTATTTTCAAACATTTCTGTTAAACGAGTGGCCGCATCCAATGCCTCGACACGCGTACTACGTTCACCGTATGCCATCCCATAACAAGCCGCGATTATCGCGCCTTCCATCATAGCCTGAAAAGTATTTGTTCTATTTAACTCCGCCTTACCAGTAAATGTACCATCAGGTAATGAAACACTGAGGCCATCAGAAATATTTTCCATATTAGTCATAACAACATTAGAATCTTCGTTACCGTATGTTGTTGACATCATCATTTCAGTCAATGCTGTAGATAATGCCGAGACATTTAATTCATCAGGATTTTCTTCAGCGGCTGTATATGTAGTTTGATAATCACTATCTGCCAAATCCCACTTATCTTTAGCAATAGCCACCAAAGAACTAGTAATAGAAACCATCCACGAAAGGCTATTTAATACATTATAGATTACGGCCCGTGCTACCGCGATTGAACCCAATACAGAATAAGCATCGCCAAAACTCGTAATCAATGAACTAGTATCAAAAGCAGTGGCCACTACCGGCACAGCTTGTTCAGCTAATCCAGCTACAAGCGAAGTTAATTCCAAAGTAGACTCTGTTAAATCTAAAGGTTCGAACCAGGAAAGTTCAAATTCAACAATACCGGCAGAAGTGATGGGCTGTACTTTTTCAATACTACTAATTAATAAAAGTGTTTTTGTACCTTTTACTGGATGCTTAACACTCCATTCACCGACTTCTCTAATAGCATTTTTAAAAAGCTCAGCATCTAAGTCGCAATTTATTCCATTAAAAAAAATCGAAAAAACGAAATCATCCGACGCACTACCTAAATCTTTTCCGTATTGTCCAGCAACAAACGGGAAACCATCACGCTGAACACGCTTCTCAGTAGTGATTTCACCACCTATCCACTTCGCCTCAAATTCGTGACCTTCTGGACTAGTCAAAATAATTGTAGAAGCCACACGGGACCTTGAATCTTTTATATCAACCATTAGTTTGCCCCCGCTCTACTGACATCTACTTTAGGTGCCCTTGGTCCAGTTGATTTTGTCGAGGTCTTCACGCGCTCCGCACCCTCGCCAGATACTTCAATACTCACTTGAGCTACACCAGCGGACACAGCCGCTTCTCGTGTGGCTTCATTAAGTTTCTCTAACTGCTTGGCATATTCATCATAAAGACTGTTAATACTTCTTTGACGCTCCTCAAATGCGTCTAAAGCCTCCGTACCTTTTCCAATATGTCCGCCCCAAGCCTCTTCAATATTGTATTTTCTAATATCCTCGTTACGTATCTTTTCAAGCTGCTCCATATTGTTTTTGATTTTATTTTTATAATCTTCTAAGCCTTGATTTACCGGCATATCCCAAGACTCTGTTGGAAAATTAGGAGTAAACAACTGCTCAGCACCTTCTTTTATTTTTAATCCCTGTAGTGCTTTTTCTTGTTTTTTAATATCCGCCGCTTGCCGCATCATTGCTTCAACTGGACTTTCGCCGCCACCAAAAAATGTTGCAAGCGTACCAATCCCCATATCCCAAAATCCAACATTTTCCTTAAGAGCTTCTTTTTGTTTTTCAATTTGTTTTTGTGCTTCTTCCGTAGAAATTTGACCAGTACGAATCTGGTGCCCTACATTTATAATTTCAGTATCTAATTTTTCTCTATTCTTAAATGCCTTTTCAATATCAGGTTCGACCCAATTTTCACGAATAGCATCACCGATTTGTTTACCAATATATGCAGCCGCCGCTAGAGAAAAAGTAGCATTCAAAGCACCCTCAAGAGTAACCTTTGGCGACTTAATCGTAGTAGGTAACGCTTTACCCCAATTATCATAACGTCCAGTGTATTGTGACTTTACTGGTGCTACCGGCATCCCCATTCCTGGTAAAATAGTTGAACCACCAGCCATGGGATTAACCATCGGAATATCTGAACGTGCCGTAAACGCTTTACTCAAAGGCATGAAAAAACTACTCGCGGCGCTCATTCCGGCCATTGCTCCGCGTAATTGTCCGATCCATTTGACAGCATCTATAGCCATCATCGCGCCTTTAACAAAAACAAACGCTTTACCTAAACGGATAATATCGTCAATATGATTGACAGCAAACGTTAAACCTTTAGCTACTTCACTCAACGCGTCGGCTATTGGATCAATATCCCATTTATCAATTGCCGTAATCATATCCTCGATACCACCACGGCCATTTGTTAAAAACTTCTCAAATATCTGAAATCCCTTTTCCAACAACGCGTTTTGTAGGGCCATAATACGGAATGTAAGCGATTGATTAAGCTGGTCTCCCATTTTCTTTGATGCGCCCTGAGCAACATAGAGAGTTGATTCTAATTCTTTGACCGAAGATATACCCTTATTCAATAACGCCGTGACACCGGACACAGCACGTTCACCAAAAATATCTGTAAGTACTTGTGCTTTTTGCGCCGTTCCTAATTTAGCAAACGGTTCTTCCATTTTTGCTAAAATATCAATGACATTATTTAAATTACCCTTTTGATCTACAATGTCACCTTTTATTGTTAATCCTAATTCTTTTATTGCCGCTTTGCCTTTCGGTCCAATACTAGTCAAACCTTTAATCATATTACGCATGACAGTGCCGGCTACCGAACCGTCAATCATTACATCCGCCAAACCACCTGCTATTGCACTGAACGTTTGTAACGATTGCCCCGCGCCAGTAAATCGGCCAGCGGCCCAGGATACCGTTTCTGATAAACCATGAACACTCGCGCGAGTGCTCGCATCAGTCTTTGCTAATACGTCAGAAATAGTCTCTAAATTTTTAGTTTGTATAGTTGCATCTTTAGAATTCATTGCGAACGCATTTAACGCACCACCAGCCGCTTCGACACCTTCGGCTAAATTCATTTTCGCCGCCGCTGCAAAATTAGCCATCGGCGCAAGTAGTTTCATCGCGTTCACTACCTCGATACCCGCACCCGCCATCTCTTCTAAAGCACCAGCCGAATCACCAGCCGTAAATTTAGTAGTACGTCCTACTTCGCGAGCTACAGCACCTAGTTCTTTAAATTTCTCCGACCCATATTCAATCCCACCAAACTTAACAGCCGCAGCATTTATTTGTGTATCGAAATCTTTATACTCATCTACTACTTCGGTCACTCCGGAATGAATAACACTTACACCACGCGTAAGCGCTTGGGCTCCCAACGTTCCAAGAAATGAGCCTTTAAAAACATCTTTAAATGTGCGTTGTGTGTGTCTAGCAAAACGATCATTACTAGCGCTCATCGCCTTAAGCGCTGGACTCACTAAATCATGCGCCTTAAAATCGGTAGTGACGAGATAATCAGCCATATTACCGCTTCTTCAAACGCTTAATGATTTTGTTGTAATATCGTAACTCGAAAAAAGGCATGTTTCGTAACTCCGATGGTGCAACCCCGAAAAGAAATAGGTTTTCACCCCATACTTTAACAATCGGAGCTACACAATTAAAAAAAGTTGTGCGACTTCCCCCATTCTGGTCTGGTCGCCTCCCTTAAGTTGATACAAAATACTCTCAGCAACATTCGTTGCGGCCGCCGTATATTTCAAATATTTTTGAGCAGACGGCATTTCTTTACCACTTTCAGTGCCCATTCTCGTCTGTGAAATAATACTCACCGTGGGTGCATGATAAACTAGACATTGTGGTTCGCCGCTAACACCCTCTACATGGTGTGCTAAAAACTGTTTAACAACAATCCCCTCATTAGGGTCCGAAACAACCTCCACTAATCCGGCTTTAATCATCCGTAACCACGCACCTTTGAGTTGCTTTAGCGCCTGTGTAGTCGGATCACTTCCCGTTAAATCATCGTCTCCTGGAATGTTGTATTCGTCGGCAAACAATTCCCATTGCGCTTGTACAGCGTCATCTGGTAATTTCATTTTCTTTAGTTTTTTTTCTGACATAGTTTCTCCTTTTGGTGCTTTGGTGCTTTGGTGCTTTATTAAACCTTTGTGGGCTTAGTTTCCCACGATATTTCCACGGGTAATTTTCCATTTGCATGACTGTATTCACCACAAATCAAATGGCCATTGCCCATATAAGTCACAGCCCCTGCCGTAATGAATCCCATCGGCAAAGCGATCGGTGAATCCGCTATTACCGCGATCATTTCAGCAACATCTGGTGAAACAGCCAAATCTATATTTTTAGCGCTAGGAACTTTTTTTGTCATCTTAACCATGGGTGGTCCAGACGTCGCCATAAGTTCCTTTTCCCATTCGTTTAGAATTTGACTAATATCACAATCCGTATGTGCAATACACGGTGTACCACTAATGATGATTTGTCGTGGTGTTCCAACTGTATCTCTAAGAGCCATCGTTTATTCTCCTTATCCAGCAACAACGGCAAGGTTTACGTCAAACTGTACCGTCGCGTTTAGAATACCGCCTTCGCCACTATAAACCAGTGGTAACCGCGTGTCCCATCCCGTACCGCCAGCGCGTAATTGAATATGATAAGCAAGATCGTCCGCAATCCGGTCTTTTGTCCATTGCGCCGAATATATCCAAGACAACCCCTCAAAATCTTCAGCAAGCGCTAATAGGTCACCTAAAACCATCGTTTGATCTCGCGCTTTATCACGAGCAACCGCACTCGTAACCTTACCGACATCCGCAACAATCGAAAACCCTTGCCACTTCTCAGTATTAAAGCGGTCATAATGTGCTTTCAAAACATTCATCGTAATCATCACATTACGTATACTGCGATAACCATTTGAAGCCATCTGTACCGCTTCGGGATGATAAAACGTCAACATGTTCTGAAGTTTTACAGTTCCATTTTCGACAAGAGTTGTACCTACGCCAGCTTCAACCGCTGTCTTCCTATGAGTGTATTCGTCAGTCCACTTACCCGTAGAAGCTGCAAGCGCCGCTTTGATTCCCGGCATAATGCCAACCATTGCCTTACCCACATAACCCTCGCCAGGTCGCGTGTTGGCCGTCTTAGCAATAAGCCCAGCTGCATTGGCCGCAATCGCACAAGGATGCATTGGAGACGTTGGAACAGGCACAATACCATTAGTCCTATCGAGTTCTCTTCTTGCTCCACCGATAGTTGTCAACGCGTCCATGCCATCCGTACCATCCGCGACATCACCATAAAGCGCCACGAATGGTCTTCTGACGGTCTCAGCGTAACACCCTTCTATCTCGTCGCCTGTACCGTTATATGCACTAAGAGCGTCCATTGTGGTGTCTCCAAGTACGTCATAACAAGGCACGATGATTGTATACCCGTCTTCGTTGGATGCATCACCCGAACCCATTACAGCAAGAACGTCCGCGATACTCGGATCATTGGCTCCACTGGCCATAGGAGTAATTGTCAATGCAAGAGTGGTTGGAGTATCCTCGCCATTTTCACCAACCGACATTGAAACATCATTACCCCAAGTGCCCTTGGATTTACACGTAACAGCCACAGTACCAGTAGTATTAACACCAGACACCGGACAATGTGGATCTAGTGCCCAAATTGCAACAAGTTTGTCACCAAGCGTAGTTACGGTATCCGTGGTAGTAGTCCAAATCTTATAAAGCTTGCCAGCCGTATAAAAATAAAGATACCCGTTTACCGTACCTACCGCCGTGAATTCCACCGTACCACTTGCCGCAACGCCGGTTCCACTTTCGGCTTGAGGAGCGCAATAAACCTCCACAGCCCCCTTCATCGCATCCCAACAAGCTTTCAAAGCGTTATCTAACGGTGAACCCATACCGTAACGAGAACCGGCCTCATCTTCTCCATACATCCGCCGTGGAGTATTCGCGGTGTAAGTTCCAGCTTTTGCCGCAAGCGCCGCGCCCACGAGAAGAATTTTTTGTTTACGGAATTCGATTGCCGCCGCAAATGCGGTATTATCGACACCTACACCGACACCCGCCGCGTAGGAATCGGCTGTGATTATGTTTCCCATTTTTCCTTAACCTCCTACCTCGGACGCGGCCAAGCCTTCATCCGGTTCGGTGTCCTCATCCGTTGTTAACTCGAACGTTGTTTTTATAGCAGTTCCCGCCGTATCAAGTGCGAGACCGTCAAAGTCCTCATTCACACGATAATGTAAATCAAGCGTAGCATGTAATACTACAAGGTCACCATGCTCCATCGGCTTTGATTTTTTCCACTCCGGAATCCACCGATTAGCAACAATAGCGACTTCTTCATCTACACCTAAATTAATGTTTTCATTATTTGTAAGTACACCAAAAATTGTCTGAATGAACAAATTCATCTCGGTCTCGGCTGTTTTTGAAGCGTTAATAGATGCGGCCATCGCCGCCGCTCTTTCCACAGCCGTTGATTCTTCATCGTTAACCACAGATAAATCGACTTGTGCTTTCGCACTCACCATCAAATCAATAGAAAGAATTGGGTCATGTGTAGCCGGTCCACCAAAACTACCAGACAACCGACCACTACCGGAATATACCTGAACTAATTTTCTTGTTCCTAAGATGTCATCCGCTGAAATAGACGCATTATTGTACCCAGCTACACGATAACCACCAGTTGAAGCGTAAGCCTCCAAAAGAGATTCGACACCAGCTTGCACTAGGATAAAACCCATGGTCATGACTGTTCAGTCTTTCTCAAATGGAGTTTAATAATACCTAATGAACTACCATCGTGTAACGCCCTTTCTAACATACATGTCAAAGTGGTCGCTTCGTTCGTAGGACCATCAGGTATTTTTACAATCCACTGTTCACCATTTTCCGGGACACGCCCGAGTGAGGAAATCCGTAATGTCACATTAGGTTGATGGACAGTAATTTGACGCCCTTCTTCATCTTCATCAATTGTGTCATAGAGTACGCGCCCATAGAGTGTTTCGCCGTCGTTTTCTGAAGTGTTGTAAATAACACCATCAGGAGAAATTAAAATGACAGGCATCCCGTAATCATACGGATCTTCCAATGTCTCCAACAAATCAGCCTCTATTTCGGCGCGTAATCCCACTAATCGTTCTTCTTCTTAGATGGCGCTTTTTCTTCCGCCTTCACAACATCTTTAGGCTTCAAAACACTCTTTGTGCCATCGGCTTCAACATACCCGACAAGGATTCTCCCACTACACCGATATTCATAAATAGGTTTTCGTTTACCCTGCTTTTTAGTACTGGGCATTTACTTACCTTTCTTCTTTCCAACCGGTTCAGGAGAAACGTTGAAATCAACTTTTGGAGGTGGTGTGTATGGGCGCTCTTCTTTTTTTACAGCTTTCAAAGGTTCAGCCCATCCCTTTTCCTCCATAGCTTCAATGTCAAGATAGTCATGCTCTACCGCGTCAAAAGGTTTATCATACCGCAATACGAGACCTTTTGAACCACTTCCCGGACCTTTCCAAACATGTGTATTAGCCATCGTTAAAACTCCTTTTAGGTGCTTGTTACATCCGCACAATAAACAAATGCATCAGTGTCCCTTGTAATATAGACGGGCGCAGCTTGAACATTGATTTCATACGCCTTATTCCCTGGTGCCCTCATTACATCACAAGAAAACGCCAAAGGATTCAACACGCCAGGATTCTCTACATTTGGCGGCATTTGCGGACTCTCGGGAGAATACCCAAAAAGTTGATCCCAATCCTTAACCATTTGGTCGGTCGGATCTAGTTTTTCAGGTGGCCCAAACATCCGGTCACACATTGCCGACGTACTACCAAGGATGAATTCCTTTGCACCCATATAATAAGTTGTCGAAGCGCTACGCACGTATGTTTTTTCATACGTAAACAACGCAATTCGTCTACCCATTTTGGTTAACAATAGACAAATTGGGGTAAAACCAGAATCGATTAAACGTTGATATTTAGCATCAGGTTTAAAATTATCACCAAAATAAATTAACGAAAAACCACTCGTACCAGCGCCACGCACACCAGCCAATGCCAGAATTTCGGTGTTTGCGGCCAAATACCCAGGAATCGAGTAACCGGCAATACAAAAATCAGGAATTTGATTTGAATCCTGAATAACCAGTGTCGCCATTGAATCAATTGAATCCAGAATAGAGGTTCCCACCGTTGCCCAGCTTGCCGTAACAGTGAACGTGTGATCACTATCACGTTTTGTATCAAGCTGTTCATCACTTGAACTCGTATTGTAGATAAGGTCCATCTTACCAGTTTTAATCATTTGCGCGGCGCTGTATTCCATGCCGTAGATAAAATCGTTGATAATATCTTCAGCAATCTGCTTTGCGTTTTTCTGTGCTCGTTCAAATTGAGTCAACGGCATATATGGAGACTCGTTAAACGTACGCTTGGTTAGTTGTGCCGCAGTCACAAGACCAGTATCGTGAAGTAATGGAAAAGTACGAGCTAAACTCGTGAACTTTTCTCCGACATGTTTCGGCTTATTCAACGCCTCGCCATAAATCCCGCGATGCACAAAGGTAGAAATACCGCGATTTCCTTTACGAACATCAAACTCCATAACCTCACTATCGAGTACAAATTTTTCACGCCCACCATTTTGTGGTCCAAAAAAGGACTGAAAACCAACTGGCACGCGATCTTGTAGCCTTTGATCGATAGGCTCTATCATCAATCGACTGAAAATTGCCGCCGCCGTTAATGTTTCAAGTGTCATTTCAATTTCCTCCTAAACGTTATCAGTCGCTGATTTGGTTGTTTGTACACTGAACCCAATTTTTTGGAGATATGTCCTAATTGTCGCGGGTATCGCCGTAATTATTGAGCTGTCTAAATCAAGTGAGTTTTCCAAAACGAGTTCATCTTCGTTAACCCAGTTTCGGTTTGGAACTACAATTTCACCCACAGTATCACCAGCAACAATAGTTGCGGCCGCAATCGACCCACCTCGATAAATACCAGCGGGAAGATGTGAACCATCAAGCCCTGTACCAGCCGTGGCTGTGCCCGTACCAGTAAGACCGTTGAGATATGATGCGCCTGAAATATCCGTACCGCTGGCACCAGCCGTCAGCACGCTAATTGCAGAATTAACACCGACCGTGGGACTTACAAACGTAAAAGCCGAACCGTCGAAATAACAAACCGCCCGACCAGCAAGCGCGGCGTTAATGACATCAGACATCGTGGTTCCTGGCTCGTCTGAACCAGTACCTTGGGTAAGCGTCATTGTGCCACTAAGACCGTTCAAAAAACCAGACCCCGATACATCCGTACCACTAGCACCAGCCGTCAACGCCGCCAGAGTACTAAGCGAACCGGTTTTCAAACTTCGAAACCAAACCTTTGTAGCTTTGGAATCGTAAAAAGCCAAAAATCTACCAGCGGCTTTATAATTGATGGTGTCTGCCAATTCATCAAGTGCCGTGATAGAGCTCCAATCCAATCCAGTTATTGAAATATTCGTTCCATCCACCACCATTTGAAAAGCGCCATCGGTAACCGCTTGAAAACCAGCAAGGTTAGTTCCGATTGCCCCACAAACTGCAATTGCGCTTGTTGCTCCGATAGATTTAATGTTTGAAAAATCCAAACTAGTGAGACTCAATGCGGTCTCACCATCCACTTGCAATTTAAACGCACCATCGGTAATTGCTTGCATCGTAGCGATGTCCGAACCGAACGCACCACAAACCAACTTACCAGGCGTAGCCGCTGGATCTACATCTCGAAGTGGTGTCCATTTCCCAGATGACGCAATCTGAGCCATCAAGGTCATATCCGCAAGCGCGATTGCTCGTGTCGCATCCTGAGCAATTGTGGCCCCTTCAAAGTACTTAACATCACCACCAATTAGAGGCAGATTAGAGTGGTCTGTTTCTGCTTGTGCTGAAAGCAAAGTTGCCATTATTTAACCTCTTTCTTAAAAAGACGCGCCTCAATGTCCGCTTGCGTCCTGATTTTTCCATCTTGACTTTTTCCCTCAACAATCTGTGAAGCGGTAGCACCGGTTTTCTCTGTCGCTTTTTTAGCTTCTTCTGATTTTTCCTGTTCCGATTTCATCTCAACAACAGACATCACCGCATCAAGAGATTCAATTTTCTTTTTACCAGTAATCACTTCAGCCGCGACATTTCTCACCGATTGTGGGTATTCATTACCAGCCGCAATCAACGCCGGCTTTTCAAGTCCTTTCAAAAACACGGCGCGATCTTCTTCGACGGCTTTTGCTACCAACGCTTTAAATTCGGCTTTCGCCGTTGCGTCAGTTTCTAAGAGCTCTGTCAAATTCATTTGGAAATCCTCCATTTTTATTTCGGCTTGCGCCGTTTCCTCAGCTAATTGTCTACTGAGATTTTTTTCATTGTCAAATTCAGCTTGTGCCCGTAAACTTTTACGGCTTCGACCTTTACGCAGCCACGAACAAGCCTCCAAATCACCAGAAAAATCACGGATAAATTGAGCTCTTGTCATTACAGCGTCAACCATTCCTTTAGCTTCCGCCCTTGACGCAATAACGATCCCGCCTTGTCCATAATTCTCTAAAACATCTTCGCGAGTAGTTCCCCTGTTCGCAGCAACATTATTAATAAACACATCCGCCAAGTCATCAACCATGCGTTGATACCCCTTTGCACCGGATTCGCTTTCCGGGTCGGCGTGTTTTTCCGGGCTTTGTGTTGATACAAACTTTCTAATTTTATCATTTTTTTCAGCTTCTATCTTGGCAACTACACCGACACTACCGACCTGTGCCGTTTGGTTTGCCACAATCGCTTGACTGGCGCTAGGCACCCAATACATAGCACTAGCACCCATTCCTTCTATGTAAGAGACAACGGGTTTTTTACTTTCGGCAATTGCCGCCGCAAGTTCTGAAGTACCAGTAACCGCGCCACCAGGGGAATCTATCATTAAAGCAATTCTATCGATACGTTGATCAGCTTCCATCTGATAAAGGTCACTTAAAATACCGGCACTAGTAGTTAAACGCGGCTGAGATACTGGTTGCATTCCCGCACGCGGAATCACTGGACCATCAATGTGTATAATCCCCATTGACTTATACCGCTCACCATAACGATATGTTTCACTATCTGCTTCACCGGCTTGAGCTTCTATTTCATCCTTACGTTGTTCCACAGAAATTAACGACCCGTGAAAAATGGAACGCTCTTCAAGCTGTTCTCCAACAGTAACAATCCTTAAAATAGCATCTATTGCAGGATGGGAGATGGCCCACATGTGTCGAGAAATTTCTTCAAGTATTCGTACATAACTCATTTATCAACACTCCGTTTTTGTATTTGTTTTTCAAAGCGCTCTATCGCATGATTACCGCCCCAATACGCACCCAATCCCAAAAGGCCCAAACCAGCCGCAAGGATGATTGGCCCTAGTTTAATAAGTAATGGTAAAAAACTACCAACATGTGGAGGTACGCTAGGCCGTTTCAAAAAAGCTTTTCGCGCAGGACACTCTTTCTCATGACCGTCAAGTTTATCATGTAGCTTACTTATCGAGGTCCTTACCTCTTTTATATCATCGCGAATATCTCTTAGACTATCACGCAGCCAATCTAATTCACCCGCCATTTACACCCTCCATTGCCGCTTTAGTGTTCTTGACAGCTTGTTTATTATCCACACGTTCGGCAGTATTCCACGGCGCTTTACTCGCGCCATCTAAAATCCGCTCATTTATCTGTCTGTTCCGAGCCGGATCACTACCGTTTAGTTTTTGAGCCTCAAGCTCAATGTTAGTGATGTGCGCTTCGATGCCATCCCGCGCCGCGTCAATTGATTTTTGTGGATCAATATCCGGCATAAGTGGCCCAATCCAATCAGCATTTAACCACGCCAAACGCAAAACAGGGTCTAACCAGCCTGGTGCCGAAATACGGCCGAGTGCTATTTCTTCCGCAAACCATGACTCATAAACATGACTCAAAAAATCAGATTTATGCTCGCCTCTAAGGATGAGCGCGAAACGATAAAACATCACTAACGCGCCACGACTCGCCGAATAATTTGAGTCAAAGCGCTCCATAACAACCTCATAAGGCTCATTACATGAGGCAAAAAGAATTGCTAAAAATGCTTCTACGAACGGCGCAAAATTATCTGAGGGAGCACTATCTTGAAAACTCTTAACTTTATTGCCTGGTTTGAGATTGAAAAATCCGATACCACCAGGTGATAATCCAACATTAACGGGTGAATAAGGTGGTACTACACTCTCATCATCCAAAGTTGTTGAACACGGGTTTTCTATTTCGGGAAGTACTGGACCGGCACCATCTAAATTAAAAGGGTTACCGCCCGCTATCGAGGCCGCTTCGGTCTCTTGTGCCATAATAATTGAAGCTTGAATAACCGCTTTTTGTATATGCGCTATTGAAAAATTAGTAAGTTGTGAAAACTCTTGAATAGCGTGGTGATATGGTGAAAAGCCTCGTGTCTGTCCTGCATATTCTGGAATAAAGCCGTGCACGAACGCCCGCCGCGCACCGTCCATTGCTTGGATTGTCTTATATACATACTTACCTTTATTATCCTTTACACGCACTCGATAAGCCGTCTCACGTCCATACTCATCACGTAAAATACCATCTAGACCCCAAGAATAACCTTGAGTATCGGTATAAGGAAAACCCTGAATTTGCGCGGGATCTATCAGATTAATAGCTAACGGATGAGGTCTTTTTTTGTCACGTAAGTAATTAAGTCGCGCAAAATATTCACCATCACGCGCCGCCCCTAATTCAGCAAGCCGTTGCATTTGGTAAAGCGTCATACTCTCATCTAAAGACGCATATTTTGAATTGGCCCAAAGATGAAAACGTTCTTTTATCTCCTTAGCTTTAGCGTCCGCTTGTTCATCGGTAAGTCCTAAAATAGAAGCCACTGGTTTCGGTTCAAGCCTTAAGCCATCACCAACAACGGCCTCTACACGGCGCGAAACCATCGCCCGCGCCGCTGGGCTTGTGTGCATCGCGTCACGCGCGTTTTTCATCGTGGTAACATGATCGATGATTGGGCTCATCCCAGAAAAAATAATTCCGTTAGGAATCTTCTCACCGTCAGATATATAACCGCCACCGCCACTATATCCACCACGCCAATATCCACTCATCGGGAACCACGCAGTAGTAGTTTGTCTTTGATTTTGCTTGAGCTCTTCTTCCACAAACGCCGGTAACGCACGCATTTGCTTTGGTTCGCTACGGGAAAACACTTTACGAATAAAACGAGTTACCGCGTTAGTTTCCATTACTTCAACCTAGATGTATAAAACCGAACGATTCCGCCGCCATAAAGTTTTTGTTCGAGGTCTTCAATATCCTGCCTTAACCACTCGATTTCCTCGCGTAAATCTTTTAGTCTAACCTTACTAGCTTGCTGGCTACCCTCACCTGATGTAAACATATAATTCTTATTTTGCTTGCTTAATAGTTCGGTGTAGGTAGTTTGCGCAATATCCAACTGTGCGCGGCTGGTGGTTAGGCGGGCCAATAATTCGGTTCGGGTAGCCATATTTCAATATAGTGACGTAATTCTAGATTTGTCAAATTCACTTAACCTTAGGTGCCTTAATCGCCCGAGCAAGCCAATCCAAAACAGTTTTAGAATTTATCCGATCTATCTCGTTTTGATTATGCCCCTTTGCCTTAGCATCTACACGAAAATTAGTAACATATTGGTCTAACAATTGATCTCGACAGCATAAATTCAAAACTCTTAAATCGAGTGCTTCGTTTGCTCGTGACCTCGGTTTTTGAAAACTAACCTCGTTAGTCGCCCGGTCAATAACCATATCTTCCGCTGTCAACTGTTTAAAATAATCTTCGTTATATTCGATAGGAAAATCACAAAAATTTGCTTGTTGTTTATCTCTGTCTGGTTTTCTCTGAATTTTAAGGTTTTGGTAAATCTGTCTTTTATAAAAAACGGTATTTGGTTCTAATAGTAATTGTCCACCTTCCAAAGAGGCTACTCTAAATCGCTTGATTGACCGGTTCATGTCTTCATCAAAAAACTCATCCGGTTTTCTTTTTATCGTCTTCCGACCCTTTGACGCGAATATTCCATGCCACTGAGCACAAAAAGCATATACCGCAGCCGTTTGTACACCGGAGTCTACAGCCCCACGTTTAATTGTGTATATTGCGCCATCGGACCGCTTATACTGCATTTTGGTTTCACGCCAATACTCGGCTAGCTTTTCCCAAGCCCCCGCGTTCTCGTTATCTACCGGACCTTCAAAAACCTTATATTCAATAGACCAGCTACGATAACCGGCACCATGACCACAAACCTCCATTTCCAAACGTGCGTTTGGTCTGTCTTCTTTTTCCGAACCTAATTGCACGTCTACAGCCACTGTCAAAAAGATTACATCATTAGGCACAGTTCCCGCACGATAGTTTCCCCTAAGCTCTATAACATTTGTCCACTTAGGTCGTGTTCCCGTTTCTCGATAAGGTAACCCTAAATAAAGGTTCACAAAAGATCGCATTTTATCCGGCCGATCTTCCGCTTCTAAAAAAGCTTCAACCATTTCTTTCCAAGAAAGCATTCCAATCGGGGAATAAAGAGAACTAAGCTGTCTACTTCTTACTACTTCGGAATAGCTTTTAGATGTCGGCCTCCACTCTCCTTTAACTGAAAAATCACGTTTATCGTTTTCATAAAAATGTTTTTCACAAAAAGGACAAACATACCAAGCATCTTTAACTAAGCCATCTTGTATTTTCCATTGAATACCTAAATTAGGATTATCATCGTGTCCATAACCATGACCCCAATCTAATATTTGAAATTCACCACAGTGTGGACAAGGGATGAAAAATCGACGCTGATCCCCTCGTTCATATTCCGGAAAAATAACCGATTCTAAATAAGTTCCTGGTGTAGAATAATCTAAAACCTTTTTTCGGTTACCCCAAGCAAACGTTCTTGCAAAAGAAACTTTTAACCATTCACCCTCACCAGTCGTCAATAAACGAGGAGCGCCATCTATTTCATCACGTACTAAAACACGCTTTGCATCAGATCTTAATGAAGGTGCCGACCTAGCAGAAACCATATCGATAGAACCACCAAAAAACTCTTTGGAAAAAGTTTTATCACCAGTCCTTTTCGATTGTTTCGCAGCATGCTGCGCAAAAATCTTTTTCCTTAATTTATAAGAATCAATTACCGGTTCAAAACGTTTTGTTGCCCATTTCAAAAGTAATTCTTGTGTAGCAGTAATATATAAAATCTCTGATGGGACAATACCCATCCAATAAGCAATCACGTTTTCAGCCGCAGCCGTAAAACCGAGCTGAGCTCCTTTCATAATTATTTCTCTTTGAACAGGGCTCCACGCACTCATACTATCCATTGGTTCAACTAAATATGGAGTTATCTTATTTCGCCATGGTCCGGGAAAAGGCGTGCCTGGTGGGAGTACTCTATTTTGTTCCGCATATTCTGAAATTTTAATTGTTGGTTTTTTTGTCCAAATAGATGAGATAATTTTATTTAATGTATTTTTACTATAACCCAATTCAGTATTTGATAGATGCATTAATTTTCTTTCCGATATTTTTTAACTTCGGTCTGTAAACTTGTAATAACTACTTCCATCGAGTCGTTGATTTTATCAGCAAGTAATTTAGAAAAGGCACGTTCATCTATGGTTTGTGCCGCTAAATAAAGCTCAGCACTGTTACGCTCATCAAACGAACGAAAATTATCGTTAAGTAATACGGATAAAATAGAAAAAGAGCGCGCGACCATTTCTACCGGGATAAGTTCTTTTAAATTTTTAGCGTTTTTTAACTCAGCTTGTTTTAGCTTAGCAGACCTAATTTGGTTTTCTAAATTTCGACCTAGTTCAACGGTATCAATTGAGAGTTCTTTGTTGTCTTTTATTCTAACTGGCCGTCCGTTACCGCCAGCGGACTTAACACTATTGTGGTGGAACATAATGAACTCTTGATTAACTGGGTTAGTTAAATCAATCTTCTTGTCTTCACCTAAAATCAAACGACCAGCCTTCACAGCCTTACCCACAGCTTGTCTACTAATGTTTAATCTGTTGGCTAAGTCAGCGCGTGTGGTTTTTCCTTTGAGATCTTCAACTGTCATACCCCTATTCTGTGGGCTCGTATAAAATCTGTCAACCAGTTGACAGGTTTACACGCGGTTTACATGTGGTTGACAAACTGCATAATTATAAGAAATCAGTAAACTTTTGGAAAAAAGAAGGCTCAGTTTTTGTCAACCGCGATGCACGACATACAG